CTTGCACAAAATCATGATTTATTCCAAAGTCTTTTAATTTTTGTTGATTAAACGACTCAAAAAAATATCCTCTACTATCCTCAAATACGTCACATTCGATAACTAATACATCATTTAAATATTTTTCAATAATTTTCATAATTATATTTTTATACGGTCAATTTTTCATCTGGAGTATGGAAATTTTTCTTTCTCATAATCGTCTTCATTCGAACTTCTAGTGTGTCGCCCATCATATCAATAACCACAGGCAAATTCAAGTCTTTTTGCAAATCAACAAGGACAGCTTCACCTTCTCCATGTTGTTTAATTTTTGCAGCTTTTTGTTTTTCCAACTTCTTAAAAAACTGCTGTAATTCCGACAACTTGATGCAAGGCTTATTTCTCTCATCACCCATTCTTTCACCAAAATGTCTAGTAAATTCGATATCTACTCCATACTTATTCAACAATCTATCAGCAAAAGTTTCCAAATCTTTCAATTGCTGCTGAGAATAGAATACGCAATGCTCGGATTCTTCCGAGAGAATGTCTTGAGTTTCTAATATAAAAGTCTTTAATGTTTTCATTTGGTCCACTGCTTTTGTGCGTTAAAGTTTTGCATACTAAATTCCATACGATCAATCAATTTCATTGCATTGCCTTTAAGTCTATCCACAGCGACAAATCCCTCTGGGCTTGTTACTTTGAATCCATTATCGGTTCGTATAAAGGTGCCGACACCTTTTACTGATTGCAGTTTTCGCACAACCATGAGTTTTGCTTCAACAAGCAAATTCATCAAGTCGAATATGAGTTTCAGATTTTGTCGATTTTTCAACAAGTCGCCCAGAAGATGATTCTTTTCAGAAATTCTAAGCTGTCTCGTTTCTTCTTTTTTTGCGTCTAAAATGTTTGCATTATATTTATCTTCTAATCGTTTAATCAATTCATTGGTATGAGAAGTTGTGTTATGAATTTCTTCTCCGGCGCGAACTTTGGAATTATTGAAGGCTTTTATGTCAACCAATAGTTTTTCTCTGAGTGCAATTGAATTAAGAAACTTAGAATCTATGGAGCGAAAAACTTGCCCTGCTTGAGAAAGGATTGAAGTAATGTTTTGAGTTTCATCTTTAGTGAAAGTTGCTGTACCAGAAGCATCGACAAATGACGCATCACGAAACCATACATCCTTTGTCGTGGACATTTTTCCAATATCAATGTTGAATGACGCTTTCATATCTTCCATAGTTTTGCCTGTATAAGAAGTATGAAAGACAATTCCCATTTTTGCTGAAACGATAGATCTAGCTAAATTGGAATCTTTAGGAATTGCGTACACGATAGTATTAGGTTGAAAAGTGACGTATTCTTCTCCATCAATAGTTTGATTCTGAAGATCTTCATGGGTAAACATCATATCACCTTGAATAACTCCTCGAATATCTAGCTTAGGAAGATATCTAAGAGCAATCTTAAGTTTTTTATTCAAACCCTCACCAGGATGATTCTTGTCAATGTCATCATCAGTGTAATTTAGTTTTGCGCTTTTGGAAAAAACACCTTTTGTTCCAACAAAAAATTTACCATTCTCAGGATTAATTCCACAAAAAATTGCAGGAGCGCCATCCCATTTAGTGGTGATATTTATTTTTGAATCTGAATGCCCAGCAAGCATGTCTCTAAGAGATTGAAGGAAGTTAATTGCTTGGCGTGCTCCAACAACTCCACGATTTAGAACCTCATCTTCCAAATGTTCCAAATGAAGATTCTTACCTTCTTTAGAAGATTCATTCAAAAATATAGAGAAATTTATCATTTAAATTCCGTTCCTTTTCTTCCGCCAACCGGCGATATAACTATACGAGTACCTTTTACTCCAGCATCGCTTCTATCACCTTTATATATTGCCATTAAAACTGGGTCATATCCATCACCATCAACGGAGTCACCATTATAATGCACATGGTTTGCCGTTAGTTCATAATTTTGACCAACTTTTTTTAAACCTGGCGGGCCCTGCAATAAGGTAGTGACATTTTGCTCTCCTAAAGCGCCACCATATTCATTGCCATAAACTGATAACATTTTCAAACCATCGTCTTTTATATGACGATATAATGTTGTGGCGGGAGGCAAACCAGAAGGATATAATCTCTTTAAATCAGATATAAATTTTTGAGTCTCTTTGTGTCTGAAAATCAAAGGCTCTTTTCTCTCAGAAATTCCGCCCCATTGTTGAAAATCTTTAGATTTTGAACCGTCTTTATGTGATATCCATATCACAGCTTCACCTTCAGAATTGATTAAGTGAAAATCTGATTTTGGTGTACCATTCGTTTTCTGAACACCAACTATATTTTTATAGATTTTTTTCCCACATTTGATATTTAATGGACCTTTATTAGCTTTTATTGCTATTTCTATAGCATTTCTAGTATCATCTATCGCAGCCTCTTCAGCCTGTAAACTTCCTCCCGCACCTTTTCCACCAAATTCATGATTTTTTACTAATAAAGAAATTGAGGTTTCGCTTTTTCCATTAGAAATGTAAATTTTATTTGTAGTCTTAGCTTCGCGAGATAGGAAGGCTATAGCACCTTTATAATCTTTATCATCTTTCTTTTTTGGAGTGAAAAATTTAATTATAGAATTTTTGTCATAAATGACAAGAGAATTTGCAACAAAAGTTTTAGACCCCGTCAATTCAAATGGAGTTTTATCAACCAATTTCGATACTAAAATGGTAATTCTATTAGGTCTTTTTCTAATTTCTGAGAGAGATAAATTTGCCATCTTCGTTAGTGTATAATACCTTTTGGATATCGAATTCTTCGATAGCTCTCATACAACCCTCACAAGGTTTTGAGTAGCAAAAGATTGGGTTATTATCACTATTTATACTAACGCGAACTACATATAGACTACTTTTGCTCAATTCCTTCAGAGATAAGCGACGTAATGCTTGTTTTATTGCAGAAATCTCAGCATGAAGGAATATAGCCTCGTCTGCTCGACCAAACTTTTTTTGAAAGGGATGAGATTTGAATCGATTACATGCTAGGGAAATCACTTCATTTTTATAGGTGATTAATGCGGAATGTTTGCATCGATGATGGTCTGAATTCAGAGCCATCGCAATCATCACTTCTTTCTTTTTCATATCTTAAGAGTGCCATAATTTTTCTTGAACTTAGATGAATAGTCTACCATATCACCTTGCCCAGAGTCAATTATGTCAGCTTGTGCAGAACTTTCCACATCATACAATTTCATCTTTGCCCTATCAATTCCAACCATGAAGCGTTTGTTCCGATTAGGATCGGAATATCTATTCTTCAACTGCTTCACTTGAATTTGATTCAATTTATCCAATTCTTCAGTAGCAACTAATGCAAACATGAAATCAGCAGTTGCTGGAAGACCAAATGATTCAGAAGTATCTTCTAGCCCTGGATCGGTATTCGTAAATCCAGTTCTAGTCGTTTGCGTAGCTGAAAAGATTGGAACCTTATGTTCTACAGCAAGACCTCTCAATTCTTCAGCAATACTTTTGACATATGAATATGTGTTAACATTAGCTCCAAATTTCAATCGTGACGAACAGCAGATGTTCAGATAATCAACAAAAATGATATCAGGCTTGAATCTACGCTTCAGATATAATTCATTCAGAAGACTTTTAAAATGAAGAACAGATGCGGATGCAGTTGGATATTCTTTGATGATAAGTTTTCCGTTTGTCTTAACTCGCAAACCTTCAATTTTTCTCTCATACTCTTTCTTTGACAACTTATACAAATCATCAATGTTGACATTCAAAAGATTTGCATCAATTCGTTCAGCAATCTTTTCTTCAGCCATTTCAAGGGTGATGTAAAGAACATTCTTTCCTTGATTGAGACAAGCAGCAGCATGATGACACATGAACAAACTCTTGCCAGCACCAGTGCCAGCGAGAATGATATTCAATGTTTTGGTCGAGACTCCGCCTTTAGTAATCTTGTTAAAGAACTCCAAATCAAAAGGAATTTTCTCTTCTTTCATATGATAAAAATCATATCGATTCACATAGTCTTCTGTGTAGTCGTGCCCAATATGATTATCAAAAGATACAGAAAGTGCGTCTGAAAGAATTTCTGGAATTGAACCTTTATCCTTACTCGTTTTAGTTTTTTCGTCAATGATTTGAATCGATTCTAACAAAGCATTATGAATCGCTCGTTCCTGACAAAACTTTTCTGTTTGATTGATAAGCCAATCTTTATCGACTTTCTCATCTTTTTCTCTTCGAATTTCAGACAGAATTTCTAGACTACCCTTCAACTCTTCTTCTCTTAAGGAAGAAGAGTTGTTGAGTTCAATGACAAGAGATTCATATGTAGGAACATTTTCATAGTTGAGAATGAATTCGCTGATTTTAGAAAAGACATTCTTCTCCATGTTATTAGAGAAGTATTCTTTCTTTAGAAATGGAAGAACAACTTTCACATAAGAATCATTGTAAATCAAGTTCTTCAAAATCGTCATTTCTATGCGATTCATAAGGTTCCTTTTCAGCCGATGTAATAAAAATTTCAGTCAGAATTTCACCTACAAGTTTAACAAATTTTTCACTTTTGTCTAACTGTTCTCTAGTATATTTACCAGTATCGATGATATCCAAATCGAATTTAACGAGAGCTTCTCCCTTTATTTCGATTTCACTCACCGTAATTTTACCATACTGATAAATAATTCCTTTGTACTTACCCTTCAGAATCTTAATTGATGTGAAGGGTTGAGATTCTACAAAGGTAAAATCGACGCCTTGTTTAGGCTTCTTTCTCATCCAACTCAAGAATGGAGCCATATGAAACCTCATAAGTCTTTTTGATGTAGTCCTTAAATTTCTGATTCGAAAGAATATCGTCCCAGAATTCTTTGTTCAAAGTATCTTTGATACGAACTTTGTTTCCAAGCTCACCTGTTACCATGTCAACTTTTGCATACCATCCATTAGCAGGCTTTTGTACAAAGCCACCTTCGATAGCAACATCAAGTAGCCCAGAATACTTTTCGATACCTCCTTCAAAAGAAACTGTGATTGGAATCTTAGATTTTTCTTTTACAAATCGAGACTTCTCTACATTAATGATAAAGTTATAACCAACAAGATCTGTACCATCCTTCTCTTGTTGACGACCAAGAATCCAAATCGTGTCTGCGGAATATACAATTCCTGTTCCACCAGACACCACATCTTTACTATACATTTCGATGGTTTTATAAGTATGATTCACAACAACCATAGGAATATCCTTGATTGTTAAATGTGGAGTCACCATACGAAATAGACTCTTCATCTGTTTAGCGCGAGTCATATCAGCAACAGATTTACCCTCAATCGCATCATCAACTTCTTTCTTAGAAGCTAGATTACCAACAGAATCAATTACGATAATTACACGTTCACCAGGTTCAATGTTTTGCAATTGTGACATAATATCATGCTTCAATTGTTCAATATCAGTAATTGGTGTATGAAGCACTCGTTCGGTGTCAATACCAAACTTATCAAAATAACCTTGAGGAGAACCAAATTCAGAGTCATAAAACATGACTACGGCATCTTCATACTTCTTGAGGTATGAAGCGGCAAATAAGAGCGCAAATGCAGTCTTAAAATGCTTTGATGGTCCTGCGAGAACAGTCAACCCAGGAACAAGCCCGCCATCTAATCTTCCAGATAGCGCAACATCAATCATGGGAACATGAGTAGGAATCAAATCCTTTGCAGTAAAGAACTTAGACTTCGATAGAATCGCAGTCTCTTTAATCGTACTATTTTTCTTCAACTTATCGAGTAATGACATATTTCCTCACTTAAAAAAGTCCATTAGACTGGTTGTTTTTTCTACTTGCCAATTGATCTTATCGAGAATTGATTTCAATGGCTCTACAAATGATTTATCAAACTGAGTTTCATAGTCAATCATCTTATCCAAATCAAACTCTTTTGGAACAGAAGATGAAAAAGAAATCACAGGTGACTTAAAAGGATTCGGTTCTTTTAGATAGATGAACTTGATTTTTTCGCCTTCTTGAATTTTCTGATACTTTTTGTCAAGAGACATTTTATCAAGAAAGTAATTGAAAATCAATGATCCTTTTACATGAATTGGAGTACCTTTCTTAAAAAGAGAAGTATTATCGGAATATGTTGCAAGCCCATTGACCCCTCTAGGAAAAGCAATATCTTCAGCAGGAAGTTTCTTGAACTCTGCTCGGAACTCAGCGATGAATTTTTGCAACTCTTCTTCCGTTGAAGCCAAAATCAAATTAAGCCCGTCAATAATTTTAGCTCTACATGCAGCTGGAGTAGAACTCTTGATAGCTTCAATACCCATGATTTTCAACTTAGGCTTCTGATACTGAATGCCTTCGTTGTTATAAACATTTAGGATATATCGTTTCTTTGCTGTCCAAATACCTTTATCAGCTAGGGCTTCACGTTTCATCACCATTCGTTGACTATATGAGTTAACGTATTCACCCAATTCTTCATATGATGAATTGATGAAAGGCTGCAATTTTTCTTCACAAACCTTATCCATGAATCGAATAATCTTCTGAACATCGTCCTGAGTTTTGAAAACTTGATCGACTAGATCTGACATATTCAAGTAAATACTATCTGTATCGGATGCAATTACAAAGTCTTTATTTTCAGTCTTCAAAAGTTTATTCATGTACTCATTGATTTTTCGTTCAATCCAACGAATAGACAATTGACCCGCTGAAGTAATGCCATGAGCTTGTCTCACATCAAACAAAAAGAAATAAGGAGAACCAATCGCTCCATATCCAGAATTGAGACAGACCTTTTTGACCAACTGAAGATTCTTGAACTTCGAAATCTTGTTTCTTAATTCATTGATTTTTGATTTATCAACACTAGAATCTTTCTTGAGTTGTTCATATTCAGATTCAGCTTTCAACATTTCTTTTTTATATCGCTGTCTATCTACAAACATTGTCTCCATGATTTCTGCAAGAAAACCTTTTCTTGAGTTATCAAATACCTGACCGTTTGGAGTCAGAGAATAGTTTCTTTTCTTTACTTCCGAAGTATCGATTTCTCGATTCAATAAAGAATCGACATTCACTTTAGAAAGAAATTGACGCAATTCAATATCAGCATTCGCAACATCAATAATGGTATCTGGAGAGATGTTATATTGCATAATCAAGCTAGGATAAAGACTCGTCAAGTCAAAAGATGCAACCCATTTATGCATACCGACCAATGGATCTTTAACAAATGCGCCTTCAAAAGAATTTGATGTTACATCACGCTTTCTGATTTGAAGATAAACATTTTTAGTCTTTAGATGATTCTGAATGATTTCAGTCCACATTCTCACTTGCATCGAAACATCTGAATAATTCGTCTTAGAATCATAAGCAAGAGTCAAAGCAAGTTCGACCAACCTCAACTTATTATCGAGTCGTTCAACCAATTCAACGTCTTTATAATTATATTCGATAAACTTTTGATAATCTAATCGATAGAGTTGATGAAGATTATCAAACTCATCATAAGATAATTTTCGCTCACCGAGTTCGATGTTAGCGATGTGATCAAGTCGATAAGATTCTTGCGTGCCGCTAGAACCAAATCTTTTATAGAGATCAATATAATCGAGAATAGAAACGCCAAGGAGTTCATAGTATTTTATCTTTCGATTCATGTTAGTAG